TCATTAGTCAATGCAGTAGTTAATGGTGGCTCTATCGTAACTGTTGCCGCATTACTTGATGAAGTTACATCAGATACAACCATATAAACTTTGTCGTGTGAAGCAAATTTTATAAAATCACCTGCTTTAAATCTACCTGCTCCATCACCTGCAAATCCGTCCATAGCAATAGTTGTGTCAGCGACAGCGTGTACTCCGTTTACTAATACTGATCCTGTTTCTGTTCCAAGTGAATCATCTATAATCGGTGGTGTATAAGTAAATGATTCTTTACGCCCTCTTTGTGCAGTAATAAACGCAAATATAGGAGCAAAACTTGCTCTTGTCATTGGTGGAAATGAAACTGTCATTGACCATCTTTGATTTTGTAATTGTCTAGCTTGTCTGCGTCCATTAATAGCAGTAGAAACGATTGTCGTTTGATTACTTGTAATATTGATTCCATTTGATATTGGACTTGTAGGAAATGCACCACTCATACTAGAGCCGCCTGACCTTTATTGTTTAAAGCTGAGTTAATCATATTTACAATCTGTCCTCGTCTTGTATCTAGTAAAGCTCCAAACGATTGAGCGTCTACTGTTGTTATATTAAAGTTTACTGTTGCACCACCGCCACCAAGTTGATGGTTAGGTGTAATCGTTCCTGCGGTAGCTGGTGTAAATAATTCTGCACCTCGTTCTCCAACTAAGAATGGTGTGTTCTGTTGCCTTGCTCCACCAAACATAGCAGGTGGTTGTTGTGCTCTTATGTTAGCAACTTGAGCCATACCTGTTGCAACTGTTAAAGCTGCAACTGCAAAATTAAATGGTGCAGGAAGATCCCTTAAAGCGTTTGCCGCACCTGTATAGGTACTCATTATAGCCTGTCCAATATTTATTGCTTGCTGTAATCTAAACATTTTTTTAGATCGTTTAGCACCCTCATTAGCAAATTTTTCTAAAGCACTTCCTGTTTGTTTTAATCCTTCTTTTTCTGCTTCTCTACGCTTGGCTTCTGTTTCTATTGATTTTTCTTTTGATCTTTGCCTTCTATCTTCAAATGCAAAGTCTTTGTTATACTGATCGTGTAATTCTTTAGCCGCTATCTTTGCTCTTTCCATTTCAAGAATATTAGATCTCATAATTTGTGATCTTTCATCAAGAGCAAAATTATTTTTTTCTAATGCTACTGTGTTTGCATCAGTTGATTCAGTTGATTCAACTTGACCTTGTGTCATTCTTGCAATTCTCATTATTGCGTCATCATAACCAACTGAACTCATCACTCGATTATATTCTTCAGTCATTTCAATAAGCTCTCTTTGCTTCCTACCAAAAGAATCAAATACAAGTACAGCACCACCTATTATTTTCATCAATCCTTTAGAAGCTAAGAGCAAAGCTCCTATTGCCAACTCAAACTCAGCAACATTATCTTTTACAGTCTTTACTGCTCCTGCAAGTGTAACCAATGACTGAGCTAATACTTGACCTATATCTTCGCCAAATTCTTTAATTTCTTCTTCGTTTTGTGCTAAGAATGTATTGAGATCACCAAATTGATTTTTAAGTTCCTCAAAGAAAGATTTGTTAATTGCTAATTGAAAATTAAAGAACTTATCATTAATCATTGATAAAGTTCCTTCGAGAGTTCCAGCTAATTCTTCTGTTGTTTTAGCAAACTCTCCATTACCAGCAAATACTTTAGCAAATGCGTCTCTAGTCTGTTCAACTGATATTTTAGCACCAGCAGAAAAACCAAGCATATCTCTAACACCTTTTTCTCTAAAGATGTCAGCACTAGCAATACCACCAGCAAAAGCTCTTTGAATTTGACTTGCAGTTGTTTGGAAGTCTAAACCTGTTGCACCAGCAACATTACCTGTGATTTCTAATATATCTTTTAATTCTTTTGCGTCTTTTGCAACAACAGCTAAATTACCAGAAGCAGCGGCAATATCTTGTAAACTAAATGGAACTTTAGAAGCAAAATCAGTTAAAGTATCAAATGCTTTTGCACCTTCTTCAGCACTTCCAAATAAAAGTTTAAATCTAATTTGTAAACTTTCTATTTCTTTTCCAACATTAACAAGGCTCGTAATTGCTTTTCCAGCACCAATAGTGGCTAATGCGGCACTAGCCGCTAATGCAAACTTTTTAATACCACTTAAACCTTTTTTAGAGGAAGCAATAGCCTGTTTGGTCTTATCCTTTGCTACAATATCTATATTAACTTTTTTAGTCATCTATCTCCTAGATCGTGATTTAGCTTTCGCCATATTGTTTTGTTGTTGTTGTTTCTTGTTTTTTTCTTCCAAGAATACAATCCAAGCCATAAAATCCTCGACTGAGAATTGTTGAACTTGATGAATAGGTATTTTTAAATAATCAGCTAATTGAATTATTGCTGAATAGTCGTAATCGTTATCTATTTTTTTTTAATGTCTGTTTTTGTAGGTGTTTGCATTAACCAAGTAGCAACCTCTGATAATAAATCAGGATCAACTTTAGTCATCAAAAATTGTTTGTTTTCTAATGTGTAAAGATTTTCACCTTTTTCATTCAATGCTAAATGAATTAAGACATATGCCAAACCTTCAATGGGATCAACTTCCATTCTTTTAAACAACTTACCTTTTTGTTGTAAGTTCATAGGCTGTTTATAAATAGTAGCCTTCCATTCAGGAACTTCTTTAGAATTTTGTTTATCTAAAGAGTTCCAATGATCTCTCATATTTTCGATTATAGACATATGTCTTTTTTAATTTAATTTGCGTTAATTGTCAAATTATACTGTACCTCTAGTGATAGCACCATTTATCTGACAAGAAATAGATAATCTAATTAGATCGTCCATAGTTACTGCAACTGAATTACCTGTTACGATTGCTGGTACTGTGTAGAAATAATCTCCACTATCAGCACCTTCAGGGTAAAGTAGTAAAGTAACTCCTGTTGCTTCTTGTAATGCGATCTGACCATTAGAGTCAGTTTCGTCCCAAGCGGCTTCAATAGTTACAGTTCCACTTTTTCTGCTTGTTTCGTATGTTTTGTTAGTATCTGATAATTGAGTTGATTCAATTACATCTGCTGTCGTTTCCATAGTAAACGCTGTTACTTCTGCAACAGTGTTTGATCCTATTTTAATTAGACCAGCCGATCCTGTATGTACTGCCATTATTCTTCTCCTTCTTCTGTATTAAATGATTTTGGTTTAGTTGATTTTTTTTTGGGTTTTGCAGATGAATCTGACCAGCCTTGCTCGATCATTTCCTCTACTTGGTAATCCCAAACCTCAATAGTTTCTCCGTCTTTATTTTGGAGTTTTTTTCTTTTTGCCATAAGTTCTCCCTGTTGGTTTCTTAGCTTCAGGATTGTTATGCTTATGCACCCACCCATCTTCTAGGAATTTATTTGGATTATCTGTTAGTACAGTAACTCCATTTTTAATTAAATATGTTTTATTACTCATATTATGGTGTTCCTTGTGTAAATTTATAGAAGCACCTTATAGTCATAATCACACCACCATAAGGAAATATACTTCCTTCGTCTGTTTCTACGCTAACTAATTGGGTGTCCAATGCGTTACCTGATCTAGTTCTGTCACTATCCAAAGCTGTCTCAACTGTTGTTACTAACTGATTTCTCTTAGTGTCTATATTACTTGTCGTTGTACTAGCTGTTGTAACAAAACCAAATATTCTAAAATCAATCGTCCCTGTTCTTGTTATGCCACTATTTTTAATAGAAACATCTTCTCTAGTCTCATCAGCGGTCTGTACAAAGACTGCTGGGAATTGTTGTTGGGACAACTCATCTATTTCAAAAGGCTCTCTTGTTACCTTGCCGAAAGTTATCGGACTGCTAACCGCAGATAAGGTTGTAACAATGTGAGCCGCAATATCTTCTCGTTCACTCATATTCTTAGTTCTTTTTCAAATGTTTTTCTAAATACTTCTACTGCTTTATCTTCTTCTTTTTTGTTTACACTAAAGAAAGGTCTTGATTGATCGTTAAAAAATGCCTTTATATTCTGTGTTCTGTTAGGAAAGAATACTTGTCCTTTAGAAGAAGATAGTTTTTTAAAAGTCATATTACCTAACATCTGACCAGTAAAGAATAAATTAGGTGTTAATGAAGAGCCTCGTTTAGCTCTTTTTCTTGCATATGCTTTAGAATATTTTTTAAAACCAGCACCACTAACACTCTTACCTTTTCTAGTTCTGTCTTTAATAGCGTTCTGTATAAATGTAGAAGCAACTGCAATACCTTTAGATGAAGCACTAGGTACTTTTCTTTTAATCTTATCTAATGCTCCCTTAACTGCTGTAACATTAACTTCTAGATTTACTGTAACCACTATCTAACCAATCTCATTGAATGTACTGCAACTTTTTCAGCGTCAGATATTGTGTTATCATCGTTGGCGTCATACTCAACACCATCTCTTAAAATATCTGCAAATTCATCTTCGTATGCAGTTCTATAATAACTACCCATCTGTTGAAAGCGATCTTCGTCACCATCAGAATTAAACTTAGTTAATGCAGGGCAAATATAATACCCTAATGTTCTATAAACTGTTGCCCTAGTCCATTGTGAATCAGTTAGTAAAGTTAGGTCAATCTCTATGCCACCTGCATAGCTTCTGTTTCTTGATTGATTACTGTGATAAACTGACCACCATTTGTTTCTAATATCTCTTTGAACATCTGCTATTGCTTGAGTAACAAATGCGTCTTGCTCACCTGTCGATAAACCCATATCACCTATATCTGGCTGATATATAATTAAACTGCTTCTTGTTGCAAATGCCATAATAAAATTCCTTGTAAATAATTAGAGGGGGGAAAAATCCCCCCCCTTTTAATGTTAATCCAATAAGGATTAAAGTATGCTAGAGTCAGCTAATACTTCACAACCATAACTGTCGTGCAATTCTCCGACCCCGTAGACGGCTGTGGCCACAATTTCAGTCCCGCGAATTGAAGCATCTCTTTGAGTTTCAATTTTAAGGTCTTGAAGCATCGCAATACCGATAGCGTCTTTGTGGAATAATCCACCTTTAAAGTCACCACCAGTTCCAGTGTTAGCCATATTAGAAGTTTCATAAACACTTACTCCTGCAAGTTGTCCTACATAACCTGATCTTAATGCTTCGTTAGCAAGATCAGTTGGGTTAGGGTTTGCAAATGTATTTGTCATATTAGCTTTTAAGTCATAAGCAATCGCTGGGTGTAGTACCAAAGACATATCGTTGCTTGGTACTGCCGCTTGTTTTAGTTTTGAAACAGCTTCGAAAACTTTTGCTACTGTTAATGCCGCATCAGCCGCACCAACCGCAGTTGAAAAGCCATCAAATAAAGCAGTTAGATCAGTGTCAATTTTTTTAGCGATAGCTTCACCAAATAATTTTCCTAGATCTCTAACAACATCTGATTCAGAAGCATTAATTGCCATATCTGTTACAGTTGTCATAATTCCAACTTCAGACACAGTTAGATCAGCTTTTGAAGTTGATATCGCTGTGTTAGCTAAATCAGTTGCTTCAGATACTGCCGCCGCACTTACAGTTGGGTAAATTGGCACTTGTAGTACCTTGCCTGAATTTTTAGGCATAGTGTAGTTTCTTACAAGACCTCGCATAATAGATGATTCAGATGCTACAAATAGAGCTTCCGCAACCATAGGCGAGATCAAATCGTCTAATGTCGACAATGTTGATTCGTTAGCCATAATTTTTCTCCTTTATGGTTTATTAGTTAATAATTTTTAAGTAATTTTTCCTTCCGATATTCAGCGTATCTTGCTTTATCTTCTGGATTATTCATATTTAATTCCGCCAAGTTCAAAGGTTTGGGCGTATCACCACCAACACTCGATCTAGATCCAGCACCGCTAGGTGTTGCAACTTTAAAATGAGGGTTGTCATCTAAAAACTGTCCAACATATTCTTTTATACTAAGTGGCTCACCTTTATCGTTATACATTGGTGCATTATTATCACCAATAATCTCTGGTTTACCATCATCTCCTAATTGGACTTTGTTTTTTAACAAATTAACGACTTGCTCTGGTTTAATAGCTTGTTGTTCACTTGCTACTTTAATCAATGCGTCATCAATTCGTACTTTTTGTAACTCGGCTTGGTATTGTGAAATAACAGCGTCTTTTTTAGATACTGTTTCTTTCAATACTTTATCAAATTCACCTCGTTGTTTTTGCATATCCAACTCTTTAGCTTCTTTTTCTTCTAAGAGTTTTCTTGCTTCATCAGGATCGATACCTGAAAATTTCTTTTCAAATTTAGCTCTTTCCCTTGCTAGTCTTTTTTCAAGAATTTTATCCAACTCGCTTTGTGCAATCATTGGCTCTTGTTGTTCGACTTCCTGTTTTGTTTCTAGAGATTCAGT